CCTCCGGCACCTATAGGTAGGTGTCCACCCACTGGCGTTGTAGTGTTACGGCGCCAGGCCGTGCAGAGCGCTCAAGATGAAGAGGATCCCTGCCGGAGAATCCGAATGTATCGGATCCTTCGGTTAAGAAACTCTTTGTGAGCGCGGCGTAACCCGTCAGTTCATCAGTACGGTAAACTGAGACCGGGACCCACGCGTGCAATTCGCGTCGCTGGTACTTATTGTGCCAACGACCTATTGTACGGTAGCCCAGGAAAGAGGTACGCCCAAGCGCAGGACTAGTTTCGGATACATAAGGCAGAGGCCCGAGTATCTTTTCTATCTCTTCGAAGAGGTAGAAGCTAGTTCGCCAATAGCCTTTCTTATAAAATAGATTGGCAGTGGCGATAATAGAAATGATCTCCTGTGCTTGTCGCCTGTCCGCAGGCAGAAGGGTTCGAATGTAAGTCGGTGTAACCGACTCGCCTCCGAAAGCATCCACTCCACAAGACTCTCTGAAATTTCCATTCCAGAAAGACTTGTCAAAATTGACCTTGCAATTGTATTTTTGCAGGCCATCGCGGACAAAAGTCGCAAATTCACGGGGGACTATAATGTCATCCCCGTAAACATAAACCAAAGAACATACGTCTCGGACGCTGTTCTGGTTCACAGGCCTTTTTGTCTCCTTCAGTATCGTCGCTACACATATAGTGTAGAAATACATCGACTCTACTGGGAAACAAAGGGCATTGCCCATGGATGCGAATTTAACCATAGGGCCGATTACTCGGCCATCAGGTAATGCCGCATGCGTCGATCTACATGCTCCGACTAACTCCTGCAGAGCAGGATGAGAGTCAAACATGCTGAGTGCTAGGTCGTTATAAACGCGATCACTAGCATCAGATAGATCCAATGTCGCCATTGATCTATCAAGCGACGACTTCATTGCCAAGCGTTGATTTATCGATTGATCCGTAAAGTTTACGTGACCAGCTGATAAGCCACCCTGTCCAATTGCCCGATAAAGGGTCTTTTGGAC